GTATATTAAATTCCTCCGTCGAGGAATAATCTTCAAAGTCAGATCGCATCTGATTTACAAGGTTCGTGGTGGGAACAACGATCAGAATTTTTCCCTGAGTGCATTCGAGTAGATACCTCACAAGGCAGTAAATAATAAGAGATTTACCAGATCCGGTTGGAGATATCAGAAGAGTTCTTTTGTTTAGAAGTGCATGAAGATATGCTGACTTCTGGTGATCATGTATTTTTATGGAATTGCCCCCGGCGGTTAACTTAAGTGATGAAAGGAATTCTTCCGGTTGAACGCACTGATCTAGTTCTTTCTCTTTGACGAATGAGTATGAGTAGTTCCTATCCTCACAAAACTTTCGAATATAGTCCTCAAGACCTGCATATATTGTTCGATTAAATAGGTTGAATAACCGAATCTGACCATCCCAAAACTTGTTTTTAAATGCAGGGGTATACTGATAATTTGGCACATAGAATGTGAAAAAGTCACTGAGTTCTTTTGCGATAGACTTTTCGCTTTCTACCTTCAGATTCACTGCATCGAGTTGTTTAATGATCAAATCACTCATCACTGCCCATTCGTAAACTTCAACCAATCAATTGCGGATCGAATGTTCCATTGTCGATTGTTGATTATTTTGATAACTTCTTGAAGATAATCCACCACAGACTTAGTGTATGTAAAACGTATATCGATAAGTTGCAAATCTTCGTCAGAATCTAGAAACTTGTCTAGATCTGTTTTCAGGATCGTTAACTCAAAAGGCTCCCATCCTTCTTCTTCTAGTTCCTCTTGAGAAATTTTACCTGTATAGTACAGCCATTTTTTCTTTCGGAGTGCCTTGTACTCATGTTCTAATTTCGCTAGTTTTAGTTTTTCATCTAGAAGAAAGTTTAAATACTTGGAATGTAACTGAGGAGTTTTAAGAGACTCCGTGTCCAGTTGTGTTTCGTCAAGTTTTAGATCTTTTTCTGCATGTTGTCGATAATCACTTAAATTCATTTACTGTCCCACTACGGTTCCGCATAAAGTATTTTCTGCATCAAATAATTGGAATCTAGTGTAATTGAATATTACACTAGAAACAAGAGGTCCTGCTATAGGCTCTGCCGATGTGAAGTCTAATTCTCCAAGTTGGATTGGATATAGTCCTTCAAAAACTGCTCTATATTTTGCTTTGTACGCACTATTTGTTATGAGCAATGTTCCGCTTGAAGTGTAAGAATCTTTATCTATTGTCTCTGATTTATCAAACATTCCAATAGAAGTTATCCATTTGAATAGTTCGAGATAACTTAAAAATCTTTCATCTACCGCAAAATCTACTCTAAGTGGCTCAAAGACGTAACTTCCACCCGGTCTCCTTATATCAATACCGAGTGTAGTTGGCTGAATGACTTCGCCAAATCTAAATGGGGGTAGGGTTGCAGAGCGAACGAATCTTTCAAAATTAGGAATTCTTTGAAGGGTGAATCGAAAATAATTTCGATTCATTAGATTATCGTCCTGCCCATCATATGTTACCCCATATGATCGGTAGGTTACGTCCGGAACCGTATAAAGACCATCTCCTGTTATTCCTGTCATATTACTATTTATATAAAAAAAAGGAGCACTCCGAAGAGTGCTCCCTTTCGTGTCTGATATTTAATTATCAGCTCATGGCACCGTGAAGGTTCTTCACTTCAAACAGACGGTAATATTGGTTACCGGTGGTTGTTGTGCCCTGACTGGTGAAGTCAACACTTTCAGCAAATGGGTTTGCAACCATTCCGTATCGAGTCTTGAACCCGATCTTTGGCTGGAAGGTGTTCTCACCAACTGCTCTCACCATTTGTAGTGGAACGTATGGGCAGTAGAAAAGTCCTGCGTCATACGGTGATGTTCCCTTATAACCGACGAGAACGGAGTTGACGTTGGTTGCGAGATATGGATCAATGTAAACCTTGATCTTACCGTTAAGGACACCGGCGAAAGTTGCACCTGTATCATCAACGTCTAGGTTGACATTGAGTGCTGGCGAGAGGTTGAGGAATCCACCCATAGCGAGGGCAGAAGCAACGTCGGAAGAAACGACGATGAAGTTACCCTTACCACGACGAGTTTCCTTAGCAATTGTGTTGCACTCACGCTCGATTTGGAACATGAGTCCTCTGAATCGTTCGGCGCTCCAACGACCATCAGAGTCGGTGTCAAGGCTGTACTCACCAACCTTTGTTAGATCACCGTTGTTTGCACCTGTCTTCGCCTTGAAGTATAGGGTGCGGATGAGTTCACGGTTGATTTCAGCAAGAATCTCTGTGCTGAGGATGTTGGCGAGTTCAGTCTCTGCGTCGAGTCCGTGAACAGCCTTGAGATCCTGAGCGAGTTCTGTGCTGTACTCAGCCTTGAGAGCACGAGTACGAGCTTCAACAGCAATTCGATCAATTGTGAATGCCATTTGCTCAAACTTGTTGTTGTTTCCATCAATTCCTGCTAGACCTTCAGCAGTTCCGGTGAGCATCGCACGGAACTCTTCACCATAGGATCCAGTTCTTCCCTGTCCTCCACCAGCGGTCCATCCTTGGTTGAAGATACTAACACCACCAGTTGCGGTGACGGCGTGATCGTTGTGACCAGTAGCACCACCACCAGAGAATCGTGCGTCCGGTTCTTGGAAGAGTGCTTCTTGACCGGTTTGGCTATCGTAGTGAGCGCGGAGTGCGAAGATAAGACCAGTTGGTGCGCTCATTGGCTGAACACCGGCGATGTCATAAGCAAGAAGATTTGGCATAGCACGACGAACGAGGCTAATGAGAACTGGGTCATATCCAGCCATGTTACCTGCTCTTGTGACTGGTGTGCCAGTGTCTAAGTTTGAGTTACCGCTGTCGTATCCAAACGCACCGGCACCAAGTGAGTTAGTTGGTGAGGTTTCTGCTAGATATTGCTGGTGCATTGCTCTTTCTTGGTTTTCAAGAAGTGAAGCGGTTACTTTCTTACGGTAGGAATCTTCAAACCCACCAAATTCGTCGTGATCGAGGACCGGGGCCCACTTTTCGACGAGTTGGTCGTATGGTTGAGTATTCATAAGTTCAAATTCGGATTGCATTTATCTGCTCCTTTGTGTGTTTTAATTTTTCAGTCTTTTACGTTTTTGTTAAAAAGCGATCTTTGATTTGCTTGTCTGTTAAGAGTTCGGACGTATGCGTCCATTGGTGAACCCTCTTCCAGATTTTCTGTGAGATTCTGCTGTGTTGCTGCTTTTACTGAAGTTGCAGCGACTTCCTCTTCTTGTGTCTGAACAACCTCTCCGTTACCGAAGTAACTTTCGCGGAGAACGTTGAGTTTGTTGGTGAATTCTTCGGCACCTTCAAATTCAAGTCCCTCTGCAAGAGATGCGAAACGATCAATCTGAACGTCACTAAGACCATCAGCGGCACCGGCAAAAATTTCTGCCTTCTGGTAACCAAGAAGATCCTTGGAAAGTTCAATATTTGTGTTGATTGCTTCATTAAGTTGCTCGTTGATTTCTTCATTCTCGTTGACGAGTTTCTCAAGAACATCGACTCTTTCCTCTGGAATGTCGATGTAGTTTGTCTCGAAGAGACTCTTGAGTCCTTCGATGAACGACTCAGCGACCTCGGAACGAATTCCGGTTTCGACTGCGAGTTCATTTTCCTTCATCCACTCTTCAACGACGTAGTTGAGATAATCATCAACTCGCTCAGTGAGTTCAGCTTTAAAGCCTTCGAGTTCTTCTTCATAACTTTCGGCAACTGCTTTCTTAAGTTCTTCTTCAAGAACAGTAACTCTTTCGTTGACTGCTGCTTCAAAAACAACCTCTGCTTTGCTCATGAACTCTTCCGATAGATCTTCGCCGTCAAAAAGTGATTCCATGTGCTCCTTAAAAGGAACTGGCTGGACGACACTTTCTGGTGTTTGAATTTCAGGTGAAGCATCAGATGGTTTTGGAGCGATAGAGGCTCTGTTGGCGTCAGCACTGACGTTAGTTGGCTTTGCAACCATTGCGCCCTTTCCTGAAGCGTCCTTATAGACATCTTCGCTTTCTACTGGTTTGTTAACATTTGTTGCTGGCATTTTTCTTATAACCTCCGAGGTTTTGTTCTAATTATTTATAAAATTTAGTTTTTTTAAGATGTGGACTAATTATTAAAGACCTCTCATAAATCTTTCAAATATTTCAAGTGTCTTTTGTTCTCTGTCTTGTCGTGTGGACTGTTCTACTTCTCTCTTCATTTCAGCGATATGCTTCTCTCGAAGAATACCATTATCCCAAACCCACTCGGCACCTTCCATGATACCATTAACAAACGCGCTGGGTGCAGATGGATCTGCAACGATATCGACCGCTGAAAGCATGAAGTCCTGCTGAACTTCATTGATACCACCAATGTCTTTAAGAGATCCCATGCCTCTAGATGAAACGCCAAGTTGCGCTCCCTCGTCGATTAGATTCTTGACGATCTTACCCATTGGAGTCTCTAGAACCTTTGCTTTACCGTAACAATCATTTCCTCTGAAATTTAGTTCAGTAATAAGATGCGATACTTTATCAAGGTTTACAGTTGGACCTTGGGGGTGGTTCAATTCACCAAGTGCTCTTTTCTTTTCAACTAGATCTGTGGTATATCTTTTAACTTCTTTTTCAAGAATACCCATAGGATACACCCTACCATTGCGGTTTTTTGTCTCCGCTTGCATAAAGACGCCTTCAATGAAGTAGTTCTTCTTGCCGTCATCAGCCTTTTCTGTTACCAAACGAACTTCTTCGGTTGTTTCAGTAATCAGTTTCATTTACTATGACCTTTTCTCTTTTTGTTTATTGCTTTACCGATTGCTTTTCTTCTTTTGTGAAGATACTTATCGGTTTCATCTGTATCACCATCGTTGTCGATATCAGCATCTTCTTTTCCTACAGGATCGAGTGCTTCTCCATAAACTTTACGAATGGTTTCTACTCTTTTTTCTTCGAGTCGTGAAGAAATTTTATCAAGAACGACCTGATTGAAGGTATCCATAAGTTCTTTTGGATTCTCATCCATGACATGCTTAATTATTTCTGATGCTGCGCTCATTCGGATTCTCCCTCTTTTTCGATGGCGTCTTGAACGAAATTCATCATTTGATTAAAAGATTCTTCGCTTAGTGTTGCATTATCCCGGAAAATTTGTTGGTTCTTTCCGCTTAACATGTCATGAACTCTTGAAATTTGCTGAGCCATTTCCGATGTAATTTTTGCCTTTGATCCGTCAGCAAGTTCGAATTCAACTTCTCCGTCTTCAAGAGCCTCTTTGATGAAATAAGCAAATTCGTAGTATGGATCATAGTGTGAGTTTTCGGAAATTTCTTTAGCAGTAAAGTAGATTTCATTCCAGAAATCTTCATGAACGTTTTCTACGTCAAAAAGAAGTTTTTCTCCCCTTTGAGTGATGCATTGTTCACACATACCATCTTTAACCATTTTCTTGCGGGCAATTTTTGCCTCTTCGATTGTTTCAAACGATATGCTAGGAATAGCATGACGAATAACAGTTTCGTTCACTTCGATTTCTTCTTCTATTTCTTCTACTTCTGGATCAAGTTGAACACCTTCTGGCTGAAGAAGATTTTTAGAAACTCTTTTATGAATACCGCCAATTTTTTCGTTGATTCTATTTACAAGTTCAGAGGCAAATGAATTAATAAATTGATCTTTATCCTGTGAAATTGCTGCGTCTAGCATGTTGGAAATGTTTTCCATTTTTTACTCCGTTGGCTCTTGTGGAACTTGTTCTTCTTGTTGTCTTGGTTGCTCGTCGAAAGAATCCTGTAACTCTCTAATCTCTTCGTCGGACATTTTTAGAATATGCTTTCTAATATAGTCCTCAGTGAAAAATGTGCCTATTAGTGGCTGTATGGTATTTAGCATATTTATTCTTTCAGAGAGGATTTCGTTCTCCTTTAATTCATCGAAGTATGTGTCTCGATTAAATCGGAACTTAATATCCTGTGAAATCTCACTCCAATCATCCTCGGTGGTGATCCCTTTGAGAATTAATTGAACCCTAAGTAAAGAGTAAAAAAGATCTGCAAATTTTATTTGAAGTCTGGAGATAAACTTTTGGAACTTAACTTCGTCTCTGGATATCTCAGCAGATCTTCCCATGTTGAATCCGTTATCAGATTCCATACGACTAATTGGAACGTTAAGAGATCGATAAACTTTCTTGAGAAGATACTCAACATCCTCTAGTTGTGACATTTTATCGCCGCCTGGAAGGGTAGTTATTTCAGTGCCTCTGCCGCCCTCTCTTCGTGGCAACCAATAATCCTCAAGCATTGAAAGGTGATTACGATCGTCTCTGACTCTTCCGGTATCTTGATCATAAATCAACTTGTTTCTGTATCGATTCATGATCTCTCGAAGATACTGTTCAGCTTTGTTCTTTGGAAGATTACCTACGTCAATATAGAAAACTCGACGTTCAGGTGCCCTAGAAATTCTATAAATGACAACTGCATCTTCTGTTTGACGAAGCATATTCAGAGGTCTAATCGCCTTATGAAGATAACCAATAACCCTTCTGGTATTTCCATCGATCAGACCTGAGTTGCAGTACGCGATGGAGTCTGGTGAAATTTTAATACCGGACGAAGGTGTTTGATACGGGGAATCTTTATCCGTGTTTGTATAAACAAAAAACTCCTCGATGTTTGCAACGAGAGGTATTTGAACCTGACCCCCTTGAGTGTTAAATTCTTTTTTGTTTTTCTTGTTTACTTTACGAATTCTCTTGATCTTGAGTGGATCAATTGGACGTATTTCTTGTATGCCTTTTTCTGGCACATCATCATCAATTAAAATGTGATAATATAATTTACTATCGATGTACCATCGTCGAAACATATCATGGGCACGTTTATCGAGTTTTAAAAGATTGCATATTCTTTTGAACTCTCCGTGTATTTTATTTTTTACAACATCAGAAACTTTTACATCATCAAGATCAAGCTTGATTGTATCCATATTGTCACCGGGGACAATTCCCTCATTTACAATATCTTCAATCGCTTGATCGACCTCTGGGTAAAGAGACATCCCTCTATAAGTTCTTATAAGTTCGTTCTCTCCCTTGATTTGATTTGCAAGGTTTTGTCCGCCCACATCGACGTATGTACCAAACACACCACCTGTTTCGAATGTATATGTTCCGTCATATGTCTCAGGCGCAACAAAAGACTCGGGACCCTTTCCAAGATCCTTTGCAGGTTCTATTAAAGGTGTCCCAATGTCTTGTTGCTTGCCTATTTCAAAAGGGTTTTGTTTTTTATTACAACTAGTAAATAGAAATAGTATAGTGATGATACTTAAAAACGATTTGT